TTACTATGTTTTAAAAGAAAGAGTGTTTTAAATTTTTCTCTTTCATACGTCATAGCGGGCCAATCATCGGCAAATAGAGTAACATCGTATGAAAATTTTTGAGTATAGTTTTTATTATTATGATGTCCTCCACCACCTGAACCAGTATGAATTCGAGTTCCAGTCCACATATCACTGCTACCTGGATAGGTGCCTACTTGATCCCTAAAGCTTTGGACTTCATAATCAATTCGTCCAATCCAACCAGAATAATGGGATGGAAGGTCAAATCTTCTATTCCAATTAGCTACGCCATTGTGAGGACAGCGATGAGTATTAGGAATAGTATTACTCCATTTTAGATATAAATTATTGATTTTTGTAATTGGAGTTGCCTTCAATTTTTTAGTGGAAAAATAGTTTTTTATTCCTCTAGCGGCAAACACATCCCTATGTTGTAGAATAGCTGCTTTCAATTGATCGATGCTTTTAACATGATTCCAGAAATTATCATGCCACCATTGAGAGTCCTCGATATGAAATCGATTGATTTTACGTTCTGCTAGACGGTTCTTAGCCAACTTTTTCAAGTGACAAATGTATTTCTTTTTGTCATCAAAAAGTTTACCTGATGAATCGCATTTGTAAGCAGTAATTACACTCATAGTTATCCTCTGGATTGAAGATGTATTCTATTACAATGGTGGATTGTTGTCAATAACTCTGGTATTTTTAGCTTGACGTTCAGCTTCATGTTCATCACATAGTGTCTTGAACCAGCCACCTGTGCGAAACTTTCCTGGCTCACCACATTCTTCGCATGTATGTGCTGCCCATGCCTCGGCCATAGTGATCATTCCATCAATCATGGAATCCCCACCTACGTGGTAAAAGCGTAAACCACCAAACTTTTCTTTTATTTGCTGGACTACCACGGTAGGAACTTCATCTGGAATTGGAATATTGTAAGGATTAGATTCTAGAAGTAACTTTCTTGCTTTGTTGGTTCCTCGTTCGTGACTTTGAATGTTGGCACATAGCCTTTCAACGATAGTCCACCATCCAGGACCAATAGCAAAACCACCATATGATCCTTCAAACATAGATGGATACCTTTCCTCCATCATAGCGGCAAATTCTTCGTATTGGTCGTATGTATATTTTTTCATAGTTTCAGCATGCTCCACACAGCAGTTTTTTTCAAGTCACTTTCAAATTCAGGATAAACATTATCCAATTGACTTTTATCTATTTCTTGATAACCTTTTGCTAGTTTCTTACGAAACATGTTATTAATTTTGTATAAAGAATCTTCAACGATTTTGGTTTGAAGTTTTCCTCCACGCCGCCCCCAAAAGGTTACACATTTATTAATGAAGGGGTATCTAGTATCTTCTTGTAAGAGGATAATACCCCACACCTTATCGTGGTTATCCTCTTTACACCAACCAACATGTACGATTTTCATGTGTTCATCCTTCCATTGTGACCTTTGATTTGGCCTTTAAGAGCGTCCCCAATCATTTCTTCCATGGTAGAAAGAAAACGTCCAGTGTAATCCCAGCCCACGTTACGCACACGATACTGTTCGAGTCCACTTGGATTCTGATGTAGATGTCCGTGAAAATGTACAGCACCGTGGTGTTGACGATTAAATTCAGCAATAGGATAGTGGAACATTACTACGTTTACACCACCGTATACAATTTCCAAGTAATCATGAATTTCATCGAAACATGATACAAAACGATGATCTTTAATAGTCTTACTATCATGGTTTCCCTTAATAAGAATTTTTTTACCGTTCAGTGAAGAAATAATATTGGCTGCTTGATGCGCAGACATAAAAGCGATATCTCCCAGCATGTATACTGTGTCTTCGGGCATAACCTTTTCGTTCCACATACGAATCATTTCACTGTTCATGTGATCGATATCTTTAAAGTGACCGCGAGTTTCCGGACAAAATTTTGTAATATTTTTATGACCCCAATGGAAGTCTGAACCAATCCACGTTTTCATTTTATGTTTACCTTTAACAAATAAGCGGTTATTTCTGGTCCCTCTAATTTTACTGTCATAGAGGGATATACTTTTGGAGGGTTCCAATATAGGCGACTGTCTAATTCTTTTATTTCAACGAGTACAGGATGTAGTTTACTTATACTACCAATTTTTAAAGTTTTATCATGAGAGAAAGCTACAACGTCGCCCACTTCTAAATTTTTACCTAAACGATCACAGTGAGTAATTTCCTTTTTAACTGGCATACCAAATTTCCTTAAATCCCTCATCCTCCGTTGGAATCTGAAAATTACTTATCATCGCATCAATAACATTTTTTGGAATGCTTTTACCAGGACGACTGGCTAACCTACGTTCAAGTTCTGACTTTTCAGGTGTAGAAAATACTACAGCAATGTGATAATAATCGGGTAGCATGTTAAACTTTTTTCTACGACTTTTGATCGTAGTAGAAGTTTGGTCCCAAATAATATTTCTACGTAGTTCTTTTGCTGCTTCAACTTCCTTTGTCATCAATTTAATAGCTTCAGGCATGAAGAAGTCAAACACTTCATCGTATGTTTTGCCGACTTCTTCGGCATAAGCTTCAACCCACTTATCTGTACTAATAATAGCGCAATTGATTGCCCAATCTTGGTTATTAACCCAAGTACTTTTTCCAGAACCTGGAACACCGACCAATTGATAACATTTAAGCATTTTATTTTCCAGTTAAAACTCTGTATTTTCTTCTGTTATTTGCTAGGATGAAGATCTTTTCGTTGTCGTCGATCCAATCTTCATCTAGCGGTTTTCCATTTATTGAATGTTTTTCATCTTCATTATACGTCAATCCTAGTTCCTTCATCATTTTGTGTTTGACAAGAAGGTTTGGACTACGGAAAGTTTCAGTATCTTCGAAACCAATCATGGTTCCTACTTCGGCAACAGCACCACTACGGCATACACCGGCAACGCATGATACCACCACATTCATCTTGTTGTCAAGAGCATGTTTAAGTAGTTTTACTAATTCTTTTGCTTGATCGTCAGTGATAGCAAATTCAGACATATCTGTCATTTCACCATCACCAAGATTAGTTAAACCATCACTTTCTATGTCTAGAAATTCAAAACGATGAACTTCTTTGAATTTATACAATGATTGTGGAAATTCCATGCCTGGGTCTACAATATTAATCATCATCGAGTTAGGACCAGCATCATAATGATATCCATTTTTTACATCAGTATAAGCTATATTTTGAATCCACATTTTATGTTTCCTTTATTCATTTATTTTTAATTTGTTCAATAATCTTTTTTGATTCTTCAAATGAATTCATTGATTCAAGTTTTTCATCAATACGATTTAAAATTTTTTCATGATCATATACAAATACTAAATTTTGATATCCGATAAGAGGTTGGTTTACTACCAGTGTTAAGTTCCATTTGAAATTTTTCATAGTTATATATTGTATAGTACTTCAATACACTTGTCAATAAACTATAAGATAATAATAAAGTAGTTATTAAATAAATATTGAAGACTTTTAAGGGTTTTTATGGCAGATTTAACGACTTATTTTGGAGCAAAATTGGCCGCAATGGTTGGTGGATTTTTTGGTAGTGCTGCCATTTTAACTTTTATCAGACCAAAAACAATCGGTGAAGCATTTATAAGAGGTGGGGTTTCAGTAGGATCTGCTATAATTTTTTCAACACCTCTACTAGATTTTATGGGGTTAAAGACAAATTGGGAATACCAAATGATGTCTGGTTTTATTATAGGATTTGTTTCTTATACTTTTCTTGGAATGGTGGCAAACTTTTTATTAAAACATCAAAATAAGGATATTGTGGAAACAATAAAAATCATTAAAGACACAGATAAAAAGGATTAATCATGTTACCTTTTTTGATGGAAATTTGTGATAAATTTAATTTGTTATTAAATTTTATCAGCCATTTGATGATTTTTTTAATACTAACCTATATTGTATTTCATAGAGAAATTTTCAATAAATTTCATTCTACTGTTGTTTGGTATACCGCGTTAGCTTCTTTTTTCATATCTTTGACTATTTTTATAGAATGGATTTTTGGAAAGGAAAATCCATTATCACACAGTCATATTAAAATATTAAGTGAAAGCATATTTTTTATTAATATTATGATACTTCTTTCTGTTTTATATCTAAACAGAAAAAAATTAAAAGACAAATTAGAATAAATGTGTGAGCAGTGAGCGGGCGACAGGATTCGAACCTGCGTACAACTTTCGTTTGCCTGCTTGGAAGGCAGGAGCCTGACCTCTAGGCTACACCCGCTCACTGCTCACACTGGTCAAATCTATATTTAGTCTTCGTTCAAATCATTGTTTTTTGAATTATTTTTTTCAGATTTAGGCTTAATTTTTGATTCAAGATCTGCCTGAATTAAACTTCTTTTTATAAGACCTCGAAGATGAGGATCTTTATACTTATTTAGAGAAGTTTTCATTGCTTTACTCATTTTGTAACTACTGGTTGGTTTTAACATTTATTTCCTTTTTATATTTTTAGTTTATTTTCCCTGACCACGATATGCCTTAAAACCAGATTTATTGGTTTTATTCATAGAACTAGTTTTTGGTTTACTTCCACCTTGACATGTTCTTTTTACTACTTTTTTTCTTTCAGCACCTAATTTTGCCATTTTATTTTTTTCTCCTTGTTATTCTATAATTTTTATGTTATCCCAGATTAATTTCCAATCTATATATGGATCTTTCTCATATTCGCTCTGCATGTGTAATGCTGTACTTGATATTGGACAAGCACCCAAAACACCTCTTTTTGTTAAAATCAAATTTAATGAATCTGCTTCAAGTTTTTTTGTATCATCATATATGAATTTAAAAAAGTCTTCATAAATATCCCAATGGTTATTAAACTGATTTACAGTCGTTACAAAACTACAAGTTATATCATAAATTTGTATCCAATATTGTGATCTTCCTTTGAAGATTGCTCTAGGCGTTGGTTTGTTTCTGTAAACAGCCCCCCAGATATATGGATCATTATATGGAGTCAATATAGGTTGTGTTTTTACATCATCCGATAAATCAGCATAAAATTGTAATGTATCATATAAAGAGTTTTCCATGAACATATAATCATCTTGAATTTGATATACAAAATGTGTTCCGTTATCTGCCATCCAATTATAACAGTTTTTTATTGATTTTGCTATACCTTGATCTTTTAAAAAATCTATTTCTATTGAAATTTTTTCTGAACTAAATTTTTCTTTCAATAGAGACAAATAATTTTTAGTCTCTGAAGTAGAATTATCATCAAAAAATTTGATATTATGTTTAAATTCTGGAACTTTATTTTCTAAGTATTTTACTGAATTTAAAAAAGATGTTACACATTTTTTTGTTATTTCTGTTCTACTATCACTACAGTATCTTTTTTGACCTTGATATGAAGATACATCACAGGTCTGAATAGCATAATGAACGTTTATCATTTTATCCCATATAGAGTTTAATAAGAATCATAGATACGTTAAGTATAAAATTTATCGTACTAAAACATCCTAAAAAAATTAATGCTTTAGTTATAAACTGTAATTTTTCTTTTGTTACTTTATCGTCATTGATTCTTTCAATAATATTTTTTTGATGTAATGCTGGCAACTTTATATTTTTTTTATGAAAATATTGTAAAAATATATCATCTACTTTATATTCACCTAACTTTTCTGGATCCAATGAAGATAGTTTTCTAACTATTATTTGTTCAGACTCTGGAAGTAAATGTCCTATACTACAATCTATAAGAATTGGAATTTCTGTTTCCGTTACTACAACAACATGCGTATCAACTGAGTTTGGATTTAATCCTATATTGTTAAAACCTACAAAACAAAAATCTTTATTTCCATCATTCTCTTTTACGGCAAATAATTGACATTCTATTTGTTTTGATTTTACTCCATAAAAACTTAATAGGTTTTGAATAATATCAGAGGCTCCTATACAATTACCTTTGAGGCGGCTTACAACATCAGAATCACATAGTCTATCAATTGCTTGTTTTACTTTTTCAAAATCTTTGATTTTTTCTATATCATCACCTAATTTATACATTAAAGTTCCTATATATTTTATATATTATAACTATTTACAATGTAAATATCAATAGAAATCTGTTTAATATTATGAAGAAAGAAAAAATTCCTTTAAATTTACGTCGTAGAGTAATCGAAAGAGATGGTTATTTTTGTGTTTATTGTGATGAAGATTTGACTAATGCTGAAATACATTTAGATCATATCATACCTGAAAGTCAAGGTGGACCTACCACTTATGACAATTTACAGGTTACATGCAGAAAATGTAATTTAGCTAAGGGTGTACTTACTGAAGGTGAGTTCACAACTAAATTAAGAAACCGAGCTATTAATATTCTTAATAGGCTCGGTCATGGTTAACAGGATACATTTTTACTGGTTAGATTACAAGTCTAGAGTATAAATTTTTGCTGTTAGTATCCTATGTTTGGTGCCCAGAACCGGAGTCGAACCGGTACGCCCCTTTCGGAAGCATCGGATTTTAAGTCCGAGGTGTCTACCAATTTCACCACCCGGGCAATATTCTGTTTACTATCTCCTGTTGTTCAATGAAGTCTATTATACACTATTTAGACATTGCGTCAACTCTTGTTTTTCCTTTTTTGCGATTTTTTCAAAAGCAATCACTGCTGGAAGCAATAGAACCGCTGCCGGGTCTTCACTGAGAATAGCCCAAACACGTAGTTTATCACTGGGCATGTCTAGATATTTACTGGCGTCATCCCATGCGATTAGTGCTGCTATTGTAGACCTAGCGATATAAAGGTTTTAATGCCATCGATGTAGAAACACACATAAAAAATGGGTTAAACGTAAATGATATCGCAAAAATCTATAATTGTACACCGAAATGTGTACGTTGTAGAGTTTTAAGTGATACTGGTATACATTTCAAACAATGGCATAATTCTTTAATTTCTTCCTTAAGAAGAGATTCTTAACAGTTTTATATAAACCAGGATTGATTTTTAATGCCTCCGGTAAGATATTATTTACTACTCTATTTCTTGCCGTAAAATCTGAATCGTGATTACATGGATCTTCCCACCAAGTTAGTCCACGATATTTACAATACTCAATCAATTTAATCTTTTCTGTCAACAGAAAAGGTCTAAAAACATTGCGATTACGATGTGGCATTATTTGCCCTTGGCCACGTAGACAGGTCATCAAGTACCAAGATACCATATCATCAAGTGTATGCCCAGTAGCAACAGGAGTATCAAAACTATGAAACCAACTATACCGAGCATCTCGCCACCGTTTTTCTTTGTTCCCATGGTCTTGCTCTCCAGTTTGATAACCGGTGATCAATCGAACACCCAGAGTGTTAGATAGTTCTACGACAGTATCTAGTTCATATTTATGAGCACCATCAAGATGACTAAAATGTAGCAAGGTAACATCCCGCCATTCACTAAGAATGGCAGCGGCAGCTACACTATCTACTCCACCTGAACATGCCACATAAAGTTTTTCAGGAACAGATTCTGTATATGTCCAAGTATATCGCATATAAATTGGTGCGTGGTTCGGGACTCGAACCCGATGCCTACGGCTTATGAGGCCGTTGCCCATACCACTTGTGCTTCCCACGCAGTTTGTTGTTGATGTAAGAATTATACATCAACAACTACAGCATGTCAAGATAATAGATCAACGATTTGCTAATGGATTATCCAAAGCTTTCTTAATTTTATCGTCTACTTCTTTATTTAATTTTCGTAATTCAAGATCTAGTTGACGTTCTAATTTTGTCATTTCTGATCTAGTGCTTTTTATTTCTTGATCAACCTCACGTTGACTTTGTTTAGCAGATCTTTCTACATTTTCTACTACAGATTCTAATCTTCGTATATCTGATTTAAGATCGTTTTTAATTTCATTAGTATAACTTGTCGCCTCAGACACAGAAGATTTTGTTGATTCCATTTCTTTCTGTAATACACTCAATTTTTCATTTACCGCAGAAAAATCTGGAGTAACATATTCTTGAATGGCTTTTTTCATATCCATATAATCTTTATAAACTTCAAATGAAGCATACAAACCACCTAATATTGATGAAACTACCGTTGCCAAAATCATAAGTTTTGCTGGCGTAAAACTGTAATTTCCTATAGTAATAACCGTATTGTTTATTTTTTCATCCAACGCAACTTCTTCTTTATCACTCATGGTCTACTCCTATATTGTGGTTCTATAAGATCTTGAAATCTTCTTTCGCTCGAACCATTAAGCTGTCTAAGTAAATTTCTATTATCAACTGGTTGTTGATTCCTATAAATCTCCCTTGGAACATAAAACTGTCTGTCTCGTAATTGATTGGATAGATACGAATTAAAATTACTGGGCGTTTGAGTCAACGAATTAAAATCAACACCAGAACCAAATTCAGTCATATTTTCTTTAGTTGTAGATACTGTTTCTGATTTAGCAAATTCAGTTGATGCTACCATAACAACGCTATTTCTATTTGTTGAATTTACTGAATTAAATTGTTGGCTTGTTGTAGTATTTTCAGTAAAATTGTTTGTGCTGTTACTGCTTAATTGTGCGTAAACATTTTCATTCGATAAAATATTTGTTTCAACGGATTGTTGAATAGCTGTATCAATAACATTGTTTATGACCAAATTATTATTTTCTAAAACATTTCTAACTATGTTCAATATTCGTGGAGTTATTCCAGTTCTAGAATTTTCTGATTTTTCCTCCTTTGATATGGATTGTCTATTATTTGAAACAACTTCTGGAATTCCAGTTGGTATAACTATTTCACCAGTAGTTGATAATTCGATACCACCTACATTATTTGATGTAGGATTAATTTTTGTAGTGTCTTCTATAACTGGTTGATCCATTATTCCCGTAGTTTCTCTAGTTTTGTTAGAAGATAACGCTAACGCGGTAGAATAACCTGGGCATTGTGTACTATATAATTGATTTTGATTACAGTTATAGGCAAATAGGGCTTCATTGTAACCTGAGCATAAACTGCTATATAGAGGGTTAGCGGAGCAGTTCTGCTCTAGTAACGCTTGTTCATACCCAGGACACTGACTGTTGTATAGAGGGTTTATAGAGCATTGCTGTAGCAGGTATGCCCGTTCATACCCTTCACAATTAACACTATATAGTGGGTTGATAAGGCACTGGTTTACCGGGTCAGAATAAAAACTAAAGTTTTCTAAACTTATTCCACCACCGTCAAATCTTGCCCATTGAACATATTCACCTGCCGATATATCACCGGTATAACCTATAGTAAAACCTTGGCGAGTTAGGTTAACGTTTGAATATCTAAATTCAAAAGCATTGTTGTTCCACAATTGAACTTCAAAATTATTTGTTGCTTCTCTATTAGAATATTCTCTAGAATTGTACCAACCAAAAATAGCTGTACTTTCTCCTAAACGATAGTATGGATTTGCCTCATTATGGTTTATTAAATCAGTCCAAAGTGGAAGTAGAGCGTAATTGTATTCCGAACCTAATGTGTTTAAAGGTGCGCTGTTATATCCAGAAATATTTCCATTACTAAAACTTATGACGCCATTATTGCTGACCCACACAGAATCAAATGTTTTTCCAAATAACGAAAAATTAAAACCCAAAGGTATATTTTGACTTACACTATCATCACCTAAATTTAAAGCTATTCCTGTTCCTCTAATATCAGTTAGTGGAACACCGGGTCTAGAACCAGGCAATGTTTGGGCACTAGAAAAGCCAATTGATAATGCGGCTAATAATACCAGTGCCAGTATTTTTGTAAACATTTTCTGCTTCCTTATCTGATTGAGGTACGCGAGATGGATTATCTAACCATGCTTGACGAGCAGCCTCGCCAATTTTTCCTTCAAACGGACAAGGTGTGCCCGCCTCCATCATGGCATCGAACACTCTACGATCTTGACATAGAACACTTACTGCTGCTACTTTCATCCCCATGTCATACATTGTTTTACTTAATTTTAATCTTTCACAATTAAAATCTCTTGTTGTCTTTCCACCACTCAAACCCAGTATTTGTGTTTGAAGAGCCCCACCAACTCCTGTTGAACATAAATCATTATTCCCACCACTCATCATATTTGGAGCTATAGCAGTAGGTGGTGGTTGAACTATTTTTTGTTCAATATCATTTTTATTATAGTTACTACTATTATTGGTTGAATTTACCATTTGACTACTTGTGCTCGTACTATAATTAGCATTTATATTTGTATTTTTATTATCTGATGTTGTATGTCCAGAGTTGATATTTGTGTTTTCACTTACACTTACATTGTTATTGTTATTTGTATTTGTGCTTGTAACAGTTGTTACATTGACATTATTACTATTATTTGTATTAGTACTTGTGACTGTACTGTTGCTGTTATTATTAGTATCTACTAATGTCTTGCTATCATAGGTAGTTTGAGAAAATACGGACAAAGATGTAATAATTAAAGATACAGCAAATAACAGTTTTTTCATATCAATCTCCAAAATTCTTATATAAATATTTAAGACAAAAAAAAATTTAATTTTCTTGGCAGTTATCCTAGGAACATATATGAATTTTAGAGAAATTTTAAATAAATTAAAGTTATTAGAAGATATGGATTTTAGTTTAGAGAACGAATTGGATCCTGAAGTTATTGAAAAATTAAAAATAAGAGGCTTCAATACTGACGTTGTTCTATATCATGGAAGCCCAGAGGTTTTTACTAGATTTGATAAAAGAAAGGCAAGAACTGCTGAGCACATATACACAAGTCCAGATTATGAAACGGCTGGAGCATATGGTCAGCATCTTTATGCTTGTGTTGGTCGTACAAGACCTTTAGCAGATCTTATAGATAATTGGGATGTAATAGGAAAAGTAGCAGAGGAATTGACGGATTATTTTATTCGAGAAATAGATTATATCTATACCGATGAAATAAAACAATACAAGAGTGAATTGATGCGGGAACTTCAGAAACAACAAGAATTATTTCCAGAAAATCCAGGTGAAATAAATGACTATGATTTAGAATATGAAGTAGATGATAGTCCAAAAATGGAAGAGTTTAGAAAAAAATTAGCAAAAAAGTATGCTATAGAAAAATTACAAAGTGGTAAATTATATGAAGTTAGTAGTCAATTACAAGATCATGTAATGAATATTTGTTTTGGTATGGGATATAATTGTGTGAGATTCGTAGATCCAGCAAGTAGTGGGGAAAGTGAAAGCTGGGTTTTTGATGATGGATCAGATTTGTTAATAATTAAAAAAATACGTTAATTTTTTGAATTTAAATTCTAAGTTATTATTAAAATTTCTCAACTTAAATACTATAGCATCTATGGAGAATTGTTATGATAGAACCAATTTCTGCCCTTGCTATGGCCACATCAGCATTTAATGGAGTTAAAAAAGCTATAGAAATTGGAAGAGAAATTGAAGATGTATATGGTCAATTAAGTAAATGGGCTGGAGCAGCTAGTGATTTAGCAGAGGCTATATCTCAAACAGAAAATAAAAAACCTGGTATTTTTGAAAAAATAGGTTTTTCAAAAAACGAAACTGCTGAAGCATTTGATACAATGATTGCTAGACAAAAATTAAATCAAATGGAAAAAGAAATATATCAAATGTTTATATATGAAGATTTACAACATTTAGGTATAGATGGTTATAGGGAATTTGTTCAAATAAGAAGATCAATAAAAGAAAAAAGAGAAAAATTGATATATGAACAAATGCGTCGTAGACAAAAATTTTTAAAAAATTTATTTGAATATTCTTTATTGATGGTAGTAACACTAATGGCTATAACAGTATTTTTTTTACTTATTACGTTAATAAGCAATTCTGGAGGATCAACGTCTACTTAACTGTTATCACCAATAATAAATGAAAGGCTTATTCTTAAAATCTGGAAAATCCAAATCCTCTAAATCATTTGTTTTTACGGCTTCATGTTCTAGTAAATGATAATGACGCCTTAATGGTCGAGTCATTGTTATTCTTGTCCACCAACTAGGTGTGCTCATCCAATGATATTCAAGGTTTACTTCTTTTCGCTTTTTTGTTTTTACACCTCGTTCTTCACGATGCCAATGAAATATAACATCTAAATCGTTGGTGTAAATGTCTTTTATAGTTCCATAAGTATGATCGTATACTTCACGGGGTTTTTTATATTTAATAGGTACGTCTTTGTGTGTTCTGCTCATTTTTATTCTTGTTCAATATCTTCAAAAAGTTCTACAATTTTCATATGGATATTTATCTTTTGGTAGGGACAGGGAGGATCGAACTCCCGACAAACGGATTAAAAGTCCGCTGCTCTACCGACTGAGCTATGTCCCCATAATTATTTTATAAACTTTGTCCCCAACGTGTGTTAATTACATTCCAGTTTATTATTTTCCATTGTTCTTTTAAATATTTTTTCTTATCACTACCATAATCTAATATCCACGCATGTTCCCACCAATCAATTAGCAGGAGGATATCATTTTTTACTTCGTGATTTTTTATAGTTTTTATAGTGCCATTGTCAGCAAGATATATCCAATTGGAACCCTGTAATGGTAAAGCAATTTCTTCAAATTGCTCTTTCATAGATTCATAACTACCAAAATGTTTGTTTATGAAATTTAAAATGGGACCGTTTGGGTGATTGTTGTTATCTGATTTTCTGAACTGAGTAAATAACAAATTATGTAAAAATACTCCAGCATAATTAAAAACTGGATCACCTTCTTTGTTGTTATACTTTTCAGCATATCCATGCGCTAATTTTTCATAATGAAGCTCTAGAGTCTGTTTACTTAAAACTGAACTAACATCACGATATGAAAAATTAATAGGTATTATATCTATCTGTTTTGGTTTAGATTTTTCTTCTAGAATTAAGATAATGTCTTTCATTTTGAAAATTAAAGGTTATTATCTATTTATTATACGGGCAGGGGATGAGGGAATCGAACCCCCGACTTAGGAATCAAAATCCGTTGTTATACCATTTAACTAATCCCCAATTGTTCTTGCTGGTTCTCCTAGCAAGAATCGAACTTGCGATGACACCTTACCAAGGCGTTAGTATCCCATTTACTTATAGGAGAATATTTTTGGTGCCGCCACTCTGTTACGATCAGAGTTCTCTGGTTCTTCAGACCAGCGTGAGGACCACCTTCACCATAGCGGCTATTAATTTTGGTGCCTAGTGGTGGGATCGAACCACCGACCAACGCCTTATCAAGACGCTGCTCGTTCCGCTGAGCTAACCAGGCTTTAATCTAACATATTCTAACACTCAGTGAATCAGAATGAAAATCAAGGAGTAGGATTCAAGCTACCACTTGATTATGCTACGGGGTTTCTGTAATTATCGGCAGTCCCAAGTAGTCATTCTCTGAATGCTAGAATATATTAGATTGGTAGTGACGGTTGGAATCGAACCAACACCATTCCGGTTTATGGGACCGGCGTACACACCACTTATACTACGTCACCAATCATTATTATGTTGCTTGTCCAACTTACGTTGGGCTTTGTTAGTCTTACGATGAACACCAGCACGACGAAACAGTGCCAGAGCCACCAGGGGATTACGTCCACGAACACGTTGAACACGCACAGTTTCAGTCTTCATTTCAATATCTCCAACAGAATGCTAGTATAACAACATCTGTAATTTTTGTCAACTAGTTATCTTCAACTCCGAAATGTTTATTCGATCACTGTTTCAAACATAGAAATTTCTTGTTCATCTGTTAGATCCAAATCCTCTAGTGCGGCATCTAGTTTGACGCGGGATGCAAACACCCGAACAATTACATCAGGAACTCACTACCTTTGTTGAGGGTTTGAATAGCATATCCGTAGACTTTTTTCATTCTTCATCTTCCTCAAATGCACCATCAGAGATAAGGGAGACAAATGTACAATTATCGTATTTGTTCACTTTTCCAATTTTGAAATCTTCACCAAATCCTAGACTAACACCATCAATTACCACTGGAAGATTACTGTCAAAAGTAGACAACTTAGCAATCAATTCTTTTACATTCATTTCAAACTCCAAAATGTTCTTTGATTTTCCATTGAGTTACTGATGCTGGAACATCATCTCCCATATAAGTATTATTACGAATTGCTTTCTCAGATTCTCGCTGAATGATGTCCACACATTCCTTCACAACAAGTTCGGCGAATTTTTCATAAACCAAACTTTCATAAGCAAAAGAATTAGCTTGAGTTTCTTTAGCAGCTTCTTTCTGAGCAGCAAGAATTAAATTTTTAATTTTGTCGTTCATTCTTCACCCTCATCACTTACGCCTAGAAATACACCATGTTTTTTCAAAATTTGAAAAGCATGTTTGATTTCATGATCATGATCCGTTTCTGCGTCGTCTACAATATCAGACGCCTCTTCTACCCAACAAAGAATTTTTTCGATTGCTGGTATTTCAACTGACAACTTTTCATAAATCTCATAATCATAACAGTAATCACTTACATCATCAAAAGATTTTGTTCCACATTCGATAACAATATCAGTAACAGTCTTGCGAAAAACCTTATTGTTTACCAACGCATCAACAAATTCAGATTCAACTACACCAGCAAAATCTAGAATTTTTTGTTCAAACCCACCCACAAATACATGCTCATAATAAGACTCAGCATAATTACGGAAAACCGTTTCTGGGATAGTAATTTGTACAATACATTTTTCTTTCTTCATATAGAACTCCATTGTGATTAGGATGACTGTATTCTATTATAAATTCTAACACTTGTCAAGTATATTTGGTGCCCAGGCCCGGACTCGAACCGGGAAAAGCATGGTGTTTGAGACCATTAGGTGTACCGATTTCCACTAGCCACCGGGGCAAATTATATAACAGGATACTATTTTTTAGTGCTCTGCCAATTGAGCTAATTACCCATACGGATAACATAGGAATCGAACCTACAACCACTCGATTATCAGTCGAAAAGTTTTGCTGTGAGTATCCTAAATTTTGGGTCCGGTAGAGAGAATCGAACTCCCACATGCAGATTTGGAGGCTGCGGTTCTACCATTAAACTACACCGGAACTGAATTTTTCAACAGGATGCATTTACTTTTTGCCGGACATGCTATCCATTACACTAACTCATTACTGAGCCGAGGAATCGAACCTCATCCTTCTGGTTATGCTAGTAAAGTAAATTTGCTGTTAGCATCCTTAATTTTTTGGAGCGGGTAGAGAGTTTTGAAATCTCGACCTGAACGTTGGCAACGTTCCGCTCTTCCTCTGAGCTATACCCGCATAAACTACTTAGGGGTGACCGGTGGGTATCGAACCCACTAAAAAACAGGGTCACAACCTGCTCCCTCGCCATTTGGGTTCGGCCACACCTAAGTAGTCTATATTTGGTGCGTGGTTCGGGATTCGAACCCGATGTCTATGGATTATGAGTCCATTGCTTATAACCACTTAAGCTTCCCACGCAACTTTTATTTCAATACTATATTTTATTGTATATGACAATTATAGTCAAGAAAATATGAATGAGCGGGATACCAGGATCGAACTGGTCTCACTAGCTTGGAAGGCTAGGGCACAACCACTATACCAATCCCGCAATGTTTTATCAGAATACCTTTTGTCACTAGACAACCAAATAGTTTAGTTAGTTTTAATTTTGCTGCAAGTATTCTTAATCTTGGTGCCCCCGAGATGAATCGAACACCCGACCTTCTCATTACAAGTGAGTTGCTCTACCAACTGAGCTACAGGGGCTTTAACCTTTTCGATGCTTACGTCCTTTGCCTTTGTTTCTTGCCTTGTATGTAGGCGTTTGACTATGACAATTAGGACACAAACATCTTAAATTCTTTTCTGTGTTATCTGTAGCATTTCCATCTCTATGATCAAGTTCTAATTTTATAGGCTCTCCGCACCAACTGTCAATACCGCATATAGCACATTTGCAATCTTGTTTCTCCAAAATGTATCTGCGAATATAGGCACTCGTTTGTAACTTTCCTCGCATACCATCTTGTAGTCCTTGCTTCCATTCTGCTATGTATTGCTTATACTGAAATTCAGTTTGACATTTGTTATCTCAATACTTGTTAGCAAAGTTAACACCTCGCCACTTGTGCTCGGTTTCGCAATTTAAACAAGAATATGTTTTCATAGGTAGTGCCGCATAATATATTTATTTAGCTCTACCGCTGTGCTAATTCGGCTTAATTTTTCTACCCTTATTATAACCCAATGATACAAAATTATCAAGTTCTGTTTTGTTTATTTTTTTATTTCCAAATTCTGGATGATAAACCCAACATGTTCCATATTGACTATTTGTTTCACCTTGTTGATGATTTATTTTTTTAAATGTTTCTTTCTTCTTTTTTTGAGCATCCGGAGACAAAGCCCTGATGGACATTTTTTTGTTAATTTCTGTTGTGAACTTTGGAATCAATCCTAGTTCATTTGCTCGTTTGAGACCAGAAATTCTATTATTTTTTAATTGTTCTTTCCATTCTTCAGAAAAATTATCTAATCTGTTAAATGGAGTTACTTTTTTATTTTTTTCTTTTCTATTAGCATAACCTTTATGGTCTAAACTATTTTTATTTATGTAATCAAAACCACCACTTCCACCAGTAGCTAGGTTATATACGTCTTTTCTTGATAGAAAATTTTCATTTACTATTTCTTTTTCTCTTTGATACATGTCAATTTCATTATCAAAAGTTTCGATTACAGTTTTAGTAAAATTTTCAATTCCATATTTTTCAATTGCCGATGAAACCAGTTTCCCGGATCCCATATAACCATCATCAATATTGTCGGTTTTATGAACCCCAATGTAAATTTTATTATTTAAATTATTTTTAATTTCATACAAATAATAAAACATAGTTATCATCCTTTTTGGTGAAAGATAGTGAAAAAAGTTTTTGGCGGGAAGTATAGGATTCGAACCTATGCGCCCATTTCTGAACGATGGATTAGCAATCCATTGTATTAACCACTCTACCAACTTCCCATATTTTTTACAGAATGCATTTTTACTTAGTCAAATTAGCAGTTTGATGTAAAATTTTTGCTGTTAGCATTCTAAATTTTGTTCTGTTCGACCGGTAGGTTTCGAACCTACAAGAACACATTGTCTAGGACTTGTGTTCCTTCCTTCACAACAGACTGTTGATCAGAGGTATGCCAATTCCACTCACGGTCGAGTTATGATTCTACACTACACTTAATCTCTTGTCAAGAGATTCGGTATACTATAGCGTCACCACATGGGAATTGCCATCCTTTTTTAAAAATTTTTCCATTCAACTTAAATGGCTTTAAAACTGTATCACCATTCCACCATGCTCTCTGTGTTTTTATATAACCCTCATCTTCTAATTGATTTCTCAATACTAGAAATTTTGGATTTTCTTCGGTCTTGGTAAGAATTGTAGGACCATACTTGATGAAGTTCATCATCTCGTTACCAGTCATTTCAGATGGATCAGTTTTAGATAGAACTTCTTTGATGGTTATTGAAATACAATCTTCAGCGTTAATAAAAAATTCTTTCATAATTTTCCTTTGGAGGAAAATAATGGAATCGAACCATCCCCGCGTTAGCGAGGGAACATCTTTCGAAGATGCTTAGTGACCATCACTTCTATTTTCCTTAAATTTTTTGGAGGAAGATAACAGAATCGAACTGTCACCTATTCATCATAAGTGGGATGGTTTTCAAGACCATGTCCGCGCCATGCAGCCTAT